CTAAGTCGTTATAACAGTCAGCAGTTTTATCAACGTCAAAAATACATTGATCCAATTGCACCATTTGCACCATTACCAACTCTGGTCAATGCACCGCCGCCTTCTATGCGAGGTGCAGGTCCAGCGAATACAGCGTTGCTTGATACAGCGACTTCTGTTCTTGGTGGTGTCAACACTGCTCTTAGCTTTGGTTCCAACTTAAAAAAGGTTTCATAAATGGCTGATCCCAAACGTCTACCAGAGGGCCAAGTCAATCCAGGTGCAAAGCCTGTATCGGCCTTTATTAATCCAGGTTCTATTCAGGTTGCTGCCCCAACTAAATTTCCTGGTGTTCCTCAACCAAAAGGAGTTAGAGCTGTTTCGACTGGTGGAACAACTTATGTTCAGGGATATAACCAAGCAAAACAATTAGCAGAGGCTTTGGTTCCTTTCACGAATCAGGTAATGCAAACTGCTACGACAGCAGGTTTGAAATATGTCAGTTATAAGATTGAAGAAGGAGAAAGGAAAGCTTGGGAGGCAGAAGCACAGGCAACTGCAGCTTTAATGAAAGCTGATGAAGCAACTGAAGTAGCAGAGAAAACAGCAGCACAAGCAAATAGAAAGTTATCGAAGAAAGATCCTCAAGCTGCATTATTAGCTAACGAGTTAAATCCTTATACAAAAATAGGAATACAAAGAGGAAGGGCAAAGATTGCGGCGGCTGAAGTCCCTTTAGGCATGAGGGCTTTTGTTAGTCAAAGTGCTGACAAGATTGATTTCAATGATGGTACAAATGGTTTAAAAGGATTACAGGGAATAAGAGCACAATATGTAAATAGTGTTTTTCAAAAACATGGTTTAACAAAGAATGGTCCAGGTGTAGATAAATATTTAATGCCTGCTATTGAAAAGACTTCAGAGAAGATTGCTAATGATATTTTTTCGAGATCTATTAAATTTAATGATGAAGTTAAACCTGGATTATTAGCTACAAAAATAAAGTTAGCAATTAAGCAGATCAATGGAGCTGGTGTTTTTGAATATGAAGGTGTTGAGTATGTCAAAACTGCTGAGAATGAGAATGAATATAAAGCTGCTGCAAGACAATATTTAGCATCAATTATTCGAGAAGATGTTGCTGATGCGATGTTTAATAAAGGTGGCGAAGTAAGAATGGGAGAAGCTTATAAATTGTTAATGGGGGATACAGAATTTAATAAAGATGAGGCTAATAAAAATCTTTTAAATTCGGTTGATTCTGCTTCTCAATTAGAGTTTGGTGGTAAGAAAATTACATTAAATATAGGCCAAAGATATGGAGGTTCAGGTATTACTAAAGCTGATTTTGAAGCTCAAGCTGTTAAACAAAATACAGCCGTCGCGAAATTAGCAGGAGAAGATTTTCAGGTTAAATTAGATCAAGCTTTAAATAATATCGGAGAAGATGAAACTGTAGAACAGGCGGTCAATAGAGTTTATGCTGAATACGTTGAATCTCTTGGTGGGGAAGAAAATATTAATTCTTTTGTCTTGAATAAGTTAAAAGAAGTAGTATCAAAAAACCAGCGTAGTGCTAATGAAGGTGGATTAATTATTGAAGGTTTAAA